GCGCATCCAGGATTTGAAACCATAATTTGCGCGCACTTACTGTTTTACGCCCCTTTTTCTTCTCTTCATAACGCGTATATAATTCATTGAATTCATCTCCATATACATCGGCCAAACCTGGACATTCGTCTGGGCACATGAGTGTCCAATCTCCATCGGTCTTTACACGTTCCATAAATAAATCCGGAATCCATAGTGCGTAGAATAAATCGCGTGCTTTGAGCTCCTCATCGCCGTGGTTTTTACGCATTTGCAAGAATATTTCAATATCGGCGTGCCATGGCTCCAAATAAATCGCAAAACTACCATTGCGTTTTCCTCCACCATTATGAACAAGTCCATTATGAATCATATAGTTATGTTGGTTGGACATTTGTAGATCATAGACAATTCCATTATAGGTTATTTCTCGTATATTTTTCACGCGTGTTAATAGAAAATTTTTGTATTTGAAAAATTTGAAAAATTGATCTTTTTTATATTCAAATCCCATTAAATCACATATTTCATTGGTTCTTGGTATTCTCAAACAATATGCAATTTTTTTATTTTCTATCAAACCAAATGCACCATAATGTTTTTCGCCAATACGATCACGTATATATCCACTTGTTAATATACCCATTTTTAAACATATAAACCGAATACTTTCAATTAAATTGAATGAAGTATTATCAAATACCAATTCCTTTACACTATTACATCCATCTGTTTCCAACAACCCTTTTACAATATATCGTGATTTATGTAATGGTAAATTCAACCATTTTGGTAATACACGCTTTTGTTTGTTCTCGTCATAAAAATCATGATATCGAAATGGTAATTCAATATGCCTATTCCATCGAATACGAGTTGTATTCCCATCTATTACTATACTACATACAATACATCGTTTTTCAAAATATTTCAATATAAAATTGCACACGTCTTTTTTGTTATGTGTATGCAATGATATATACCCGGAACTTTCTGTAGATGTGTTCATACAACCATTACCCAATATGATCCCATACATTCTACAATCATCTTCAGTAATACTATTAATATCATTTTCATATTCCGGAATTGCGAATGCAATCATATCATCTTGATTCAAATCCTTTGCTTCTATCCAATCAATACAAGCCAAATTCTTTTCAAGACGATTACGTATAACATCATAATTTAATCCTCTCGCTTGATTGCATAATGCATATACCGGATGTTCGTGTGTGATCTGTAATGGAAAAATAGAATGCGTTGTTTGTATTTCTAACATTTGTCCATTGTAAGAATGTTCTAATACATCGCTAATTACCTCTTCTTTACCACATACATTATATATTGATGTAACACCTCCTTCACAATGTTGTATTTGTTTGGGTCCTTGGGTTGTGTATATAACAGTTTCAGGATGAACACATTGATCAACATATTTTGCGGTAGTATTAAAGACTCGTAACATGGGAACAATTCCATTTGATGTTCCATTTGTTCCTCGAATATGACTCCCTGTTGCGCGAATATTATGAATATGGAGTCCAATTCCGCCCGCCCATTTCGATATATTTGCACAATCACTCAGAGTATTGTAAATTCCAGGAATACTATCGCTCTCCATAGCCAATAAAAAACACGAGGATAGTTGTGGTCTAGTTGTGCCTGCATTGAAAAGCGTCGGTGTAGCGTGGGTGAAATATTTTAGAGACATATATTCATAGGTTTCCTTTACTCGTTCCATATTATCACCATGAATACCAATGGCCACACGTAACCACATATGTTGGGGGCGCTCCACCACCTTTTTATCAATTTTCATTAAATAGGCTCGTTCCAACGTTTTAAATCCGAAAAAATCGATTAAATAATCGCGCGAATCATCACACATGGCATTCAATTCTTTATTGTGCTTCACCACAATTTGATATAATTCATATGAAATTAACGGAGAAAGCTTTTCATGCTTATCGCGAAAATAATATAAATGGGTCATCGCTGCCGCAAATGAATTCGATGTATTCTTTTGCAAATTCGAAACAACGATGCGACCGGCCAATGCCGTGTAATCTGGATGTGTCGAAGCTAATGAAGCGCATTGGTCCGACGTAAGTTCGTCAATTTGAGATGTAGAAATTCCATCAAAAAGTTGGTCAATCACTTTCATGGTAAGTGCAGTATAATTTAACTGAATGCCCGCCTCTTGACCTGTTTTTTTAATACGTTGTAGAATTTTATCAAACGATACTATTTCTCGTTGTCCATTTCGTTTGATTACATACATTTCGTCATCATCGTTGTTCATATTCGCAATTCCTATATAAACAACTTTAGGGAAAACTATTTATGTTGATTTTGGTATCATTATTATTCATTTTGGTAATCTGGTGTAATTTTTCAAAATTATACGTTTTAATTTTAGCAATTTTCTCGAAGCGACCGATGGAATGGTCCATATGCATTTTATAATAGAGTTTTTCTCTTGCATAATGAAAGAATGACTGGTGCATATATCGCGTTACCGTGTCTTCGATTCCGTGACTAAAGAGTGCTTGGTAATTATGGTAAATTGTATTATCAAATACTCGAGTTTTGTTATACCAATCTAATACTACATTGTTATATTCGTTAAGATAAGGTAGGGAGCGTTCTTGTAAAAATTGACTCATTGTATGGTTCTAGCTATTTTAGCGAATAGTATGTTCTTTCAATTTTATTGAAATCAATTGCGCAAGTAAGTATAAAAATATCATTACAGTGTATAAATAAGGAATAAATGTCTGCTAAAAGAGGTGCTACAAATATAAGTGAAACTGAAACCGGTACAGGTATAGATGCATTATTAAATGCGGTTGTACAAGTCACCACAGATGAACCGGCGACCAAAAAAACAAAAAAAGCAGGACCTACAACACCTCAAGAGCTATTAAATCAGGTTAAAGGTAATGAATACCGTCTTGGACATTATGAAAAATGGTTTAAGGACTGGTTTGAATCCACATTTAAAATGGAGATGCCGGTTGGTGGTGCTGCATATGCAGCATCACAACATATATTTGACGCATTTATCGTGAATAATTATGTAAGAAATCATCCTGAGAATGGTGCAGCACAAGGATGGAATAGTGGTATGGCGTTGAATGATGCTATAAAGGCAAATTACGGCACACTCATCGAGTTTGCTGCACAAAAAGCATATGATGAAAGTACGTGGGGTGCTGTAATGAATCAAGTTTCATCTTATATGCCTAATGCAGAATCATACAATACTATTATGAACAGTTTAAAGACATGGGCAGGGAGACAAAATGAAGCCGCCCAACAATTTTTTACGACAAATCTGGGAGAATTAATAAAACTATCTATGAAAAGACTCGCAATTGGAGCAACTGCAGCAGGTGTCGCCGTATATGCGCCATATACTCTATATGGAATCGTATACTATGCGGCGAACTTAGGTGTTCAATTAGGTATATATGGTTCTATAGCTGCTGGTATAATCGCGGTCGGTGCATTTATAAACAATTTGTATGATAAAACAACAAATAAGTTAGCAGGAATAGACATTGTTGCCGGTAGTGAGAATATTCTAACAATATTAAATAATCATCAAGGGCCTGAAGCACAAGCTATGCTTGAATCTTTAAATAATTACACCAAGCCTACACTGGACAAATTAAGAGAAGATTGGAACGCACAAATGAAGGAACAAGACAAAACACCTCAGGAAAATTTAGACGAATTGATCACTAAATCCAGGGCTGATACAGAAACAGCTGATAAAGCTGAAGCTGCACAACGTTTTGCAAATGAAGTATCCAGAATTTGGTGGGGCGAATATAAAAGAGTTCTTGCCGAGAATGACGGAAAATTCGATGCAATAAAAACAGCAAAAACTGATGCAGATGCCGCGGTTGACGCATTTAAAACAGCATTAGGAGGTGGTGCAGCTGCAGCTGGTGGTGGAAAGAGAGGTGGTCGAACCACAAAACGAAAACGCCAGTCCAAGAATAAAAAGGCAAGGAAATCACATAAAAAGAGGCGCACAAAATCCAAGAAACATCGCAAATAAAAATACCAAACAGTAGTGTAAATGAACTAACCATATGTTAGTTCATTTATTCACAATTTATTTTATTCAATTCTAGATCAAAACACGCAACTATGCAATCGTCGCCGTCACACTCGTCTAACAAATCAATATTGTCTAAAAATAAAGACAATGTTGTATTGAAAAAATCGTATTCTGACGCATTTGTTTGCGATTGGACACAAGACCCGTGTTTTACTCATTCGTGTTCCCACAATGTATTATCGCAACTGCGCCAATATGTATTCATATTCTCCAACAATAGTCCAGTGGGAGTAGAATAAGACACATTCTTGCAATTCACTGGATAAGAAGTCGCATTTATTTGTGGGCAAAGTCCGTGTATCATATAATTCGAACTGCACCATTTCTGAACGGCCAGTTCGTAATAATTATATACATTAGCACTGGTAGATAAAACGAGTATAAAGGCGAGGAATGGGTTTAAGTGCATATAAAGGGAACCCAGGTTCCCTTTAAATCCCTCCTTTTGTTAAAATATATAACAGGGAATAATGTAAATAGGGGGTCAAATGTTCCCTTTAAATCCCTCCTTTTGTTAAAATATATAATAGGGAATAATGTAAATAGGGGGTCAAAGGTTCCCTTTAAATCCCTCCTTTTGTTAAAATATATAATAGGGAATAATGTAAATAGGGGGTCAAAGGTTCCCTTTAAATCCCTCCTTTTGTTAAAATATATAATAGGGAATAATGTAAATATTTATGGGGAACTTAGACCTGCGAATATTTGCGCATTTTCTCTAATAAAAAAATCGCAAGTAATAATATAATGGATACTGTTTCTGTAACGATTACCGACCATACACTACCTGCTCCAGTGGCTTCTAAAATCGAAATATCCGTCATGGAAATCGTTTTAAATTCACACGTGAATTTGAGCGTTAGGTTTCTAAATGAGAATGGGGGGTTTTTGAAACACGAAGATGTAAAAATAGAGGGGGATGAATATGACGCGTGGGGATTAGACGATCAATATCTAATTGATTTAGCATTATCTAAATTAGGACTAACCCAGGCTTAAAACCATTGATAATTTCAAACGCGAGCGAGAATAACGTATAATATGAAGACTTGTAATCCATATTATATACACAAATGATTAGTAATAGAATCATATCCCTAATCTAATTTCACTAAACACACTCCTCCCAAAACAGGTAAATTTCGAATAACCCGACTTTCATCATGACCTTCTCCTGCAACTACTTCCAGTTTGACCACCTTTTTCTTGGCCGCGCGATGTTCATATCCAGAAACACGTTCTTTTAAAACTATATCCCAGGTTGCTTCAATAGCCCCTCGCGCGGCTTGGAACCATTGTCTATTTCGTTCCACTAAAACACACGAATATTCATCTAAATACCAATACAGTGTAGAATAAAGAGACCAAGAACGACGCATTTTCGTCCGTGTTTCTTCAATCCACGCATCCACGCCCTCTTTAGTCAACTCCACGGAAAACGGCATGTAAATATAATTCGGAATGCCGGAATATTGTTGTGCTAAAGGAAATCCATCACCATTTGACTGCACGGACCCCCCAATGCTCACACGTTCCACAAAATACAAAATCACCCCCCGATGTTCTCTTTTATTATCCTCATAAAACGCTTCCTCGCCTTCATATTCTTTGAATCGGGTTTCCAAAAAGTCGCATTTATCCAAATCGCACGTTTCCATTTGCATTTGCATTTGCACCCAATAGGCTTTGGAAGGTACACCGTCAATGTCCCTATTCACAATATTCTTGATTTCCAACATGCGACCAAATCTATCGGAATTCACGTCAGTGACTATCCCATCGGGGGAAGCGCCGATACAAGAGACTTCCGGGTGTTGAATACATCCAAAATCCTCCACTTTCGCCTTATACAAATGTTCATATAAGGATACAGAAACGGGTTCATATTTCTGACCCCAGTGCATCGGACTTTCTGTATTCACAGGAGTGTATCCGGCACTATCCTTGTCGTCCTTTAAAGGCAAGCATTTTTCGTAAATAAGACTATTGCGAGCGGCTTCCGATCCAAACACTTTGTATAAATTCGATGCGGTAATGAGTTCGTGTCGAAATTCATACCATTCGGCAGTGCGTTGTTCGGGTTGTGGAATGGAACGAATATTCGCAATTTTGTTACGGACACCATTAATGTCGATTGGTTCATTCTGGTATAATGAATACAGAGTGCGAGAACGTTGTGGGGCACAATCAGGCCAATTTGCACTTTGGTCCCAATATTCGTCGATGGCGTCTTGCACAAACTGGCGAACATCGTCGAAATCGTCTTCCGGATCTTCATCGTCTTCACCATGACTACATAATCCGGCGTCAGACCATTGGTCAAAGAGAATCGCACTAATATCGTCACACATTTTTTTGTGAAAATGTGGGTCTATCATTTCCAAAATGTGTTCCTTCACATAATCATCCGACATTTCAAGAATAGTAGTCATCATTTCTTCTTCGTCTTCCTCTGAAAGTGTATCCAGAAAGGGTGTGCGTGGCTCTTTTGGACCCAAAATCTCCAGCAACTCATCTACAAACGAAGTGTCGAATAATATATCAGTCATAATCAATGGTTTATATTAAGAATACATACTTATTGTTTGTATTCTTTCACAATCAATTTTCTATTTAGGTAGAATTCGAATTATAGTAGAGGCATTCCTACATCTTTATCGGTAATGGTTGCATTGAAAGAAATAACTAGCATACATTAGGTGTGGGATTTAAATCTTCAATGGTATAAAATTGATAGGCCTTTTTGTGCAAACAATAATACAAACTTTTGAAAACTGAATAAGTAATCATGACGGAACAACGTGTGATGAATTTGACTGATATTACCGAAACATTTGAGGACCAATTAGACGAAGAGGTTGACATTGACGTTATACGTAGGCACCTGGAAGAACTGGTCGAAATCGACAAAATTGAGCGTTTATTGCACGGTGACGACGTTTTGTACCGCGCTTACCCATATGTAACGTGGAACAGTATACATATGATAGACTGCAAATACAAGAAGACCATCTTGCTATATCTTATCAAAAATCCTGCTACATTCTTTGTGTTACAACAAGCCCAGTCGGGAAAAATGAGAATATGTGCACTTGAAATGAAACAATGGTCTTGTGAACCAAATATTAAACCCGTCGCGGTTTTCATTACGCAAAATGATAAGACACTTGCGGATCAATCCTCACAAGGAATTGCGGCTATTTGCGGCGAATTGAACGCAAAAATGTTTGTGTTGTCGTCAAATTCGAAGACGTCTATTACAGATATAATTTGCTATATTGATGCTTATGAAAATCCAAGGGCGCGTTATAAGATGCCTGTGATTGTGGTATTGGCCAATACGAATCAGCACAGAAAGGTATTAGAAATCTTAGATCACATTTTAACTGCCGTGCGCGATCCCGATCATGCTTCTATTTTACGATACGGTATTATCTTTGATGAAGCGGATGATACGTATCCTAAATTACGTAACAAATCCGTTCATTTGAATGGAAGAAATGTATCCTATTTGGATTATATAAACGATGAGGTGGCTCTGCACCGCCTTGGATTTGTAACGGCGTCGGAAGGAAATCTTATTGACGAGGATTATCCTGAGTGTGCTAATGCATATTTGTATCCAGTAGAGATTGATGAAATGCAACGTGCTAATTTTCGCGGTTTTCATAGCGAGGATACAATTATTAAGATTAACCGTCATCCGAATTCAATGAGCAATAACGCCTATTCGCAAAAGATTATCGATTCCAATCGGGAATACTTTGCGAATCCTATTATGGACCGTAATGATCAGATATACTATCGTAAAATCATTATCAATTCTGATGCGAGAGTGACGAATATGCGCTCTCTCGCGGCAAAATGTAATCGCGATGGAATGCACGCAATGGTATTTAACCAAAGTGGTGTAACGTTATATCACGGAATTCGCGATGGAACCAAACGTTTCAAGGTGAAGGGTGAGCGTTTCAGCGAGGTTCTTTATTACATTTACAAAACTGAAAATCTTAACGACCGCCCCTTGGTAATCATTGGGCGCAGAAAAGTAGATCGAGGTCTAGGATTTCACGGTATTCCACGTTTAAGAGAAGGAACAGACAATATTTTGAATGGTGTAAATGGACCCATACCAATTGACGGAATTGATGGATTGGTATGGACCGATATGATAGTTGGACATATTGAGAATGAAGCAACCGGAGTTCAAAAAACGGGTCGATTACAAGGCACAATCGCACAATGTCCACAATTTACAACCATTACATATTGGACAGATCAATCCACATCCGATATGATCATCCATAAATGCAAGACAACTGATCACGTGAATAACGAGCGCGGGTGTTCTTTAATACAAGCAATGTCTCACGCAACCCAAAGACATCCTCGAGTTGTCCGTAATCATGAGGTTCCATATCGTAACTATCGTGTGTATCGCAATGTAGATGATGCAAGAGAAGCGTGTAGAATATTAAATTACCGTTTTCGCGCACCTTCTGGTACAAATGCAAATGGATTTGTAGAAACGTCATTAACTTCAACCAGAAGAGTTTATCAACTATATGATGCGATTAGAAATGCTCCTTATAGGACAAGGACCGGCGTTCAAACCCATAGAGTTTCGATTCCGTGTTATTATGATGTTGAAGACAACACAACCCTTTTCATCCTCGTAATCATTCGCCACGACACAACAGATGAACTTCTAAATCGTGTTGATACAGAATGTCCACCCATACACGTTCCTCAAACCGGTGAACTAAATATTGCTGATGTAGTGTAAAAATAAAAAACAAAAATAAAAAACAAATAAAAAATAAAAAATAAAAAATAAAAAACAAAAATAAAAAAGGTATATCGTTTGTATACGATATATCTTTTTTTATGCATCCTCTTCCACAGAGACATTAATTCGTTTCGGCGTAAGTGATTTCAGGGTAGATATTCGCTTTACATCGGTAATTCGTAAAGTAAAATGCCGTTTTTCGGCATTAAAATGCAATGCAGGAATGGCGGTTAATATTTTCGCTTCGCGATCATAAGTCACATCCTTGGTCTTTTGTAATTTTCCCTTGGTCAAACAATCCGAAAAAAACTGTTTTAAACCTTTAATATCCTTCACTGGAAGACTAATGTCTTTTCCGTATGTTTCGGCAAATTCGTGTAATTTTTGACGTTTTACAGTCTTGTCTAGTTTATTCCACGGCTCTGTTTTATTATGCTGTCGTTCCTTTTCCAATAAATTATCAAGAGAAGAAATAGTCATTGTATTTGGCGGACCAGATTGAGATGCATTATATCCGGGTATATACGGTGTTTTTTGTTTCTCAATCGGAGGAGCTGGTTCTGGTTGAGTATTTGGCTCTTGAGAAAACATAATACTAGACCTGTCTTTTTATATAGTATATAGACCAATGTTTATCTTCTTTTTGATAATATAGTTTTCACAGTTTGAATATTGTCCAATGATCGTCAAACATAATCGTCGTTAATATTATTGTGAAATGTCTCATGATGCAATATTTGTTGACCGTCGTGGTCATAATGCTTGGTCCCATCTTCTACTGCATACATCGGAACCGTTAGAGCACGATTGCCGAGTTTCGTCAAAGTCCAGTCGGCGGCATAAGGGATTTCACCATAATCGTGTGGGTCCTTATTTACAAATTCGCGCGCTTTTTCCTTGGACAACATATACATTTGTGCTCCCCATATTAAGTCCGGAAACCCGAAATAATCACAATATTCGCCTTTGTGTAAATGAGGGATGTCCGTATAACCAGGACGTTGTATTTGGGATACATTTTGACGAAATAAATACCCCATTAATAGAATATCAATATTTTGCACTTTACATTCTTGGACCATAATAGGCAAATGTGTCTTCAAATCCTTGTGTATATAAATATCGTCTTCGCAAAACACAGCATATTCAGCATCATCCCTTTCACAAAATCTACGTAGTATATCCATATGTCCAAGCATAATTGAGCGAGCAGATATATCATCTTTCATACCCGGTGAAAAAGTCACGTCATCTATTTCAAGCGACTTGAACCGATTTTTCATCCGTGCACAACGGACTGGATTATTATAAGACAAACAATAAATAGGAATGTTCATATTTTGTTATATGGATATTACAACAAAATCTGTTTAAATTGATATATTGATAAATCAAAACAATCAATATATGAGTAATAATTCGCGCCACAACTAACCTAAAATATATTTGTTATGCATAACAAGGAATACTATCTAAATTCATAATTGGTGTGGCGTCTTTCACATCCTCCTTTTTCGTCAAAAATTGTTTGAAATAGGGTTCTTCTAATTGCGCTTCGGGAGTATGTTGATGAACAGTGCGCGCAATCATCTTATACAACTTGAAACTGGGATATCGTTCTTCCCCATTTTTCTTATATAGCACATTTTTCCCATTGTCGTCCATACACCATCGACGTATTGTCTTTTGTAAATCATCTAATTCTTCTTCATTATCGTCTTCAATATCCATCAAAAAATCGAAAATGGATGTTCCCAGGCGACATAAGTCGAAACTGTTATTAGGGTCCAATCTTGGTCGTTCTCCGTTTAAAAAGGGTTCACAATTGTATTGTGTTGCTGCATCCCCAGAAGGAGAAAAACTATCACTGCAAAATGATTTGTCTTGGAATTTATAAATACCGCGCCCGAAATCAATCAGTTTGTAAATGCGTCCATATGTGGGAACTTTGTAAATATTACCGGCATATTGGTAATACACAAACTCAATATCGGTATTGATGAACATGACGTTGTTGGTATGAAGGTCATTGTGTGTGAATTTGAACGCACGTTGATAAATAAGAAGGGTCATAACAATTTGAAAGAGAGCACTTGCACCATTTTCCACAGTAATTTCGTCACGGACAAACAGTTCGTCCAAAGTTCCGTCGCACTTCTCCATGCAAATCATTTGAACGGGAAAATCGTTAATAAATCCGTAAATTTCCTCTTCGTCTTCGGAACAAGAACTGGAACCAGAACCAGAATCGGAACCAGAATAGGAACCAGAATCGGAACCAGAATAGGAACCAGAATAGGAACCAGAATAGGAACCAGAAGCATCTGTTTCCCACTCTTCATCTTCGTCCGAGCTGTAATTTAAATCACTATCTGCGGACGATTTCGATGTAATCGAACCGCTTGATCTAGACGATTTTGCATACACGGTTTCTAAAAAATCATTTGCACCGTCTTCCACAACATTGCCTTTATCAGTATTGCTCAATTCTTCAAAATCAAGACCAATTTCGTCTAAATCATCCAAGACTAACTTCGCTCGATGACGTCTGGAACCACCTCCAATGCATTCGCGATCCATTATCGAATTCGGGTCGTCGATGCTAAATAATTCACCTACGTGTTCGTTGAAAAAATCAGAATTGCGCAAATATTCAACATCGTCCGTCACGCAAACGCGAAATTTCTTTTGTAATCCTAAATAAGATCCATAATAGTCCATTCCGTGTACAATTTCGTGATGATTTAATAAAATACTTGATAAATAACTAAAAAAGCAATCCACGTAAGAAGCGTTATGGGTGGATAAAATCTTTGGATGGACAATTGATTCATTACTTTCTAATCGAGGCATGGCCCGAATGCGTGGGTCAGTCACTTTGTATTTACCAATCATATACCTATAAGGGTCTAATAGGGGTGAGAACTTTACAAATACGGGCTTGTCTTGGACCTGGTTCGTTTTATAATGAACAATGTGTTCTGTATCTTGGATATGATACGGATGATTCAGTGCAATACTATCGAAATTGTTCGCATTCATGTCGAAAAATTTTTGATAAATCGGGTTGTATAATTGAATGTTTTCAATCAAATAGGGGTTGTGTGCTTGAGATGTTTCAGTTACATTGGTGTTTGAAAGATTTTCGTTGTGATCAGCAATAGAAGACCTTGCTATATGTTGTTTTGCTAAAGAATTCAAGTCTATTTTTGTTGGTTTACAATAATTCAATTTCACTTTGGACATGGGATATGTATAGGCTGTATGAATAGAAAATCGAGGTTGATTAAACGTAACTATATAAAGGGAACCCAGTAAAGGGAACCCAGGTTCCCTTTAAATCCCTCCTCGCAAAGAGAATCCCGGAAATGGAACCCAGTAAAGGGAACCCAGTAAAGGGAACCCAGGTTCCCTTTAAATCCCTCCTCGCAAAGAGAATCCCGGAAATGGAACCCAGGTTCCCTTTAAATCCCTCCTCGCAAAGAGAATCCCGGAAATGGAACCCAGGTTCCCTTTAAATCCCTCCTCGCAAAGAGAATCCCGGAAATGGAACCCAGTAAAGGGAACCCAGATTCCCTTTAAATCCCTCCTCGTAAAGAGAATCCGTAGGGGCGTAACAACTTACATTTTTTAATCTCACTCGTTGTTTATAGAAATTCATATTCATTATCTATGACTTTAGAACTAAAAAAATTCGATATGAGATGGATTACCTTTAAACCAAATGAAAACAAGGGTCCCGTTATAGTAATGATTGGGCGTCGTGATACTGGTAAATCTTTCTTGGTGCGCGATCTATTATATCATCACCAAGACATTCCCATCGGAACCGTTATTTCTGGAACAGAAGCTGGCAATGGATTCTATGCGAGCCACGTCCCCAAATTATTCATACACGAAGAATACAATACAGTCTTAATTGAAAATGTCTTGCGACGACAGCGTGCAGTGCTAAAACAAATGAATAAAGAAGTCGAGGCATATAAGAAAACCACGATTGATCCACGCACCTTTGTAATTTTAGATGATTGTTTGTACGACCAATCTTGGACAAAGGATAAAATGATGCGTCTTTTATTCATGAATGGTCGTCATTGGAAAGTGATGCTTATCATTACCATGCAATATCCTTTAGGCATACCCCCCAATTTGCGAACCAATATTGATTATGTATTCATTTTACGTGAACCTTACCAAACGAATCGAAAGCGTATATGGGAGAACTATGCTTCTATGTTTCCCACACTTGAGTCATTTTGCTCTGTTATGGACCAAACTACGGAGAATTTCGAATGTTTGGTCATCAATAACAATGCGAAATCGAACAAATTATACGACCAAATCTTTTGGTATAAAGCCGAAAGTCGCCCAGATTTCAAACTGGGTTCCAAAGAATTCTGGGAAATTTCCAAAAATATGGGCTCGGACGATGAAGATGAAGCGTATGACCCAAGTAAAGGAAAGAAACGATCTGGCCAGCAGATACAAGTGAAGAAAACCACGTCCAAATGGTAAATGTGTGACGTAAATGGTAGATGATAAAATAATCATGTAAAAATCGAACTTTTACATTATTTCATTGACTTTATGTTGGAGTTACTTTGATAGTCACGACTGTGTTTGTGATCTCGTCCAATGTTCCACTATCTACATTTATATAAGCTCTATAGGATGAACCCGGCTGTATGAATGGTCCTGTAACACCCGCGTTACTCACAACGCGTTTTACATTTGGTCCATAGGCAAGTTGTACATCAGTTGCTTTGGATACACTACGCGTATCTATACGCAAAGGTCTTGCGCCAGATTGTGCAGCAGGACCCGTTAGACCCACAATAGTTGATGTTGATGAACCACCAGATGTAGTACCATACAATTGGGCAAATATTTCGACTTGACTATTTTCGGGAAAATTCGTGCTGTCAAACTCAATTGGGTCGGTTGCACCGGTCCCACTCATAAAATTGGGAAACCCATATTGAGTTGTAGCGGTATGGTCATAAGACAACTGTGTGATACCCGAAACTGAAGTAACATTTGTATAAAACAATACAGCGGTTGTGGTTACACTGGTCGAACCGCGCACAATCTCGGAAGTGTCCGGGTCGTATTTGAGTGTTTGTGCGTTTGCTGGGTTCGCCGCACGAATAGGATTGACGTAAAATCCAGCATTTGAAACGTCGAATGCACTTCCCGTAGCACTCAATACAATACTGTTCGCGGCTTGACCGGTCTGACCTGCTTGATATCCAATCGCAATTGCATTTGATCCTTGGCCGTCATTACCCGCATCACGTCCAATTGCAATTGCATTGTCTTTTTGACCCGTATAACCTGCAGATTGACCCAAAGCAATTGCATATTGTCCTTGACTAGTATAACCCGCTCTATACCCTTGAGCGATTGCATTCGAACCTTGACTGGAATAACCCGCTTGATACCCTTGAGCAATTGCATTTGCTCCTTGACCAGTATAACCCGCTTCTTGACCCAAAGCAATTGCACCTGTTCCTTGACTAAATTTACCCGCTAGATACCCTTGAGCAATTGCTCCTTCTCCCTGATTAGAATAACCCGCTTGATACCCTTGAGCAATTGCGTTTGATCCTTGACCATCATAACCTGCATGATGCCCTTGAGCAATTGCGTCTTGTCCTTGACCAGTATAACCCGCTAAACTACCCAAAGCAATTGCACCTGTTCCTTGACTAGTATAACCCGCTTCATACCCTTGAGCAATTGCATATGCTCCTTGACTTGTTTGACCCGCTTGATACCCTTGAGCGATTGCATATGTTCCTTGACTAGTTTTACCCGCTTCTTCACCCAAAGCAATTGCTCCTGTTCCTTGACTAATTTGACCCGCTAAACTACCCAAAGCAATTGCTCCTTCTTCCTGATAATAATAACCCGCTTGATACCCTTGAGCAATTGCTCTAATTCCTTGACTAATTTGACCCGCTTGATACCCTTGAGCAATTGCATTTTGTCCTTGACTAGTTTGACCCGCTAGAAACCCTTGAGCAATTGCATATGTTCCTTGACTAGTTTGACCCGCAGATTGACCCAAAGCAATTGCGTTTGATCCTTGACCAGTATAACCCGCTCGATACCCTTGAGCAATTGCATTCGAACCTTGACTAGTATTACCCGCTTGAAACCCTTGAGCAATTGCATTTTCCCCTTGACCATTATAACCAGCTTCTCTACCTAAAGCAATTGCATATGTTCCTTGACTAGAATAACCCGCATATCCACCCAAAGCAATTGCGTATGTTCCTTGACTAGTATAACCCGCTTCTCTACCCAAAGCAATTGTATCTGTTCCTTGACTAGTAAAACCCGCAGATTGACCCAAAGCAATCGCATCTGTTCCTTGACTAGTTTTACCCGCAGATTGACCCAAAGCAATTGCATTTTCTCCTTGACTAGTTAGACCCGCAGATTGGCCCAAAGCAATTGCGTATGTTCCTTGACTAGTATAACCCGCTTGATACCCTTGAGCAATTGCATGTCCGCCTTGACTAGTTTGACCCGCATATTGACCCAAAGCAATTGCAGATCCCCCTTGACCATCATAACCTGCTTGATACCCTTGAGCAATTGCGTATGTTCCTTGACCAGTAAAACCTGCTCGATACCCTTGAGCGATTGCATAGTTTCCTTGATCAGTAAAACCTGCTTCTCTACCCAAAGCAATTGCGTTTGATCCTTGACTTGTTTGACCCGCTCGTCTACCCAAAGCAATTGCGTGTTGTCCTTGACTAGTTTGACCCGCTTGATACCCTTGAGCAATTGCATATGCTACTTGACTAGTTTGACCCGCTTGACCCCCTAGAGCAATTGCATAGTTTCCTTGACTAGTTTTACCCGCTTGATACCCTTGAGCAATCGCAGATTCTCCTTGACCAGTATAACCCGCTTCACTACCCAAAGCAATTGCATCTATACCTTGACCATCATAACCAGCTTCTCTACCTAAAGCAATTGCATAATTTCCTTGACCAGTAAAACCAGCTTGATACCCTTGAGCAATTGCAATCGAGCCTTGACCATCATAACCAGCTTGATACCCTTGAGCAATTGCGTATGTTCCTTGACTAGTTTGACCCGCTAGTTTACCCAAAGCAATTGCGTATGTTCCTTGACTAGTTTGACCCGCAGATTGACCCAAAGCAATTGCGTCTTGTCCTTGACTAGTATAACCCGCTAGATACCCTTGAGCAATTGCAGATTCACCTTGACTTGTTTGACCCGCGTCTTGACCCAAAGCAATCGCTCTAGTTCCTTGACTAGTTTGACCCGCATATTGACCCAAAGCAATTGCATAGTTTCCTTGACTAGTTTCACCCACTCTATACCCTTGAGCGATTGCATAGCTCCCTTGATCAGTAAAACCCGCTTGTCTACCCAAAGCAATTGCAAAGTGTCCTTGACTAGTTTGACCCGCTTGATACCCTTGAGCAATTGCATATTGTCCTTGACTAGTTTGACCCGCTTCTTGACCCAAAGCAATTGCATCTGTTCCTTGACCAGTATAACCCGCAGATCGACCCAAAGCAATTGCGTCTTGTCCTTGACTAGTAAAACCCGCATTTTGACCCAAAGCAATTGCATAGTTTCCTTGACTAGTAAAACCCGCTCTATACCCTTGAGCGATTGCATATGTTCCTTGACTAGTTTGACCCGCGTCTTTACCCAAAGCAATCGCGTCTTGTCCTTGACTAGTATAACCCGCAGATTGACCCAAAGCAATTGCGTCTTGTCCTTGACCAGTATAACCCGCTTGTCTACCCAAAGCAATTGCATAGTTTCCTTGACTATTATAACCCGCTTGTCTACCCAACGCAATTGCGTCTTGTCCTTGACTAGTATAACCCGCTTGAAACCCTTGAGCGATTGCATATGCTACTTGACTTGTTTGACCCGCTTGATACCCGTGAGCGATTGCATATGTTCCTTGACTAGTATAACCCGCTAGATATCCTTGAGCAATTGCACCTGCTCCTTGACCAGTATAACCCGCTAAACTACCCAAAGCAATTGCATACGCTGATTGACTAGTATAACCCGCTTGATACCCTTGAGCTATTGCATAGTGTCCTTGACTAGTTTTACCCGCAGATTGACCCAAAGCAATTGCGTGTTGTCCTTGACCAGTATAACCCGCAGATTGACCCAAAGCAATTGCATAGTTTCCTTGACTAGTATTACCCGCTTGTCTACCCAAAGCAATTGCGTCTTGTCCTTGACTAGTTTGACCCGCTTGATACCCTTGAGCAATTGCATATGCTACTTGACTAGTTTGACCCGCATATTGACCCAAAGCAATTGCATTTTGTCCTTGACCATCATAGCCCGCTCTATACCCTTGAGCGATTGCACCTTCTCCTTGACTAGTATTACCCGCTTGATCCCCTTGAGCAATTGCTCTAATTCCTTGACCAGTAAAACCCGCTTGATACCCTTGAGCAATTGCGTATGTTCCTTGACTAGTATAACCCGCTTGTCTACCCAAAGCAATTGCATGGTTTCCTTGACTAGAATAACCCGCTAGATACCCTTGAGCAATTGCATCTTCTCCTTGATTAGTATAACCCGCTAGATACCCTTGAGCAATCGCTCTAGTTCCTTGACCAGTATAACCCGCAGATTGACCCAAAGCAATTGCATAGTTTCCTTGACTAGTATTACCCGCATATCTACCCAAAGCAATTGCGTCTTGTCCTTGACTAGTTTGACCCGCTTGATGCCCTTGAGCAATCGCAGATTCTCCTTGACTAGTATTACCCGCTTGATACCCTTGAGCAATTGCATTTTCCCCTTGACTATTATAACCAGCTTCTCTACCTAAAGCAATTGCATATGTTCCTTGACTAGAATAACCCGCTTTATACCCTTGAGCAATTGCGTATGTTCCTTGACTAGTATAACCCGCTTGAAACCCTTGAGCAATTGCGTATGTTCCTTGACTGGTTTGACCCGCAAATGGACCCAAAGCAATTGCAAGTCCGCCTTGACTAGTTTTACCCGCTTCTCTACCCAAAGCAATCGCATCTGTTCCTTGACTAGAATAACCCGCAGATTGACCCAAAGCAATTGCATTTTCTCCTTGACTAGTTAGACCCGCAAATTGGCCCAAAGCAATTGCAAGTCCGCCTTGACTAGTTTTACCCGCTTGATACCCTTGAGCAATTGCATAGTTTCCTTGACTAGTTAGACCCGCAAATTGGCCCAAAGCAATTGCATTTTCTCCTTGACCATCATAACCTGCTTTATACCCTTGAGCATTTGCGTATGATCCTTGACCATTATAACCCGCTTGATACCCTTGAGCAAGTGCTCTAATTCCTTGACCAGTATAACCCGCTTGATACCCTTGAGCAATTGCTCTAATTCCTTGATTAGAATAACCCGCTTGATACCCTTGAGCAATTGCAGATTCACCTTGACTTGTTTGACCCGCGTCTTGACCCAAAGCAATCGCTCTAGTTCCTTGACTAGTTTGACCCGCATATTGACCCAAAGCAATTGCATAGTTTCCTTGACCATCATAACCCGCTTGATACCCTTGAGCAATTGCATAATGTCCTTGACCAGTATAACCTGCTTCTCTACCCAAAGCAATTGTGTCTTGTCCTTGATTAGTATTACCCGCAGATTGACCCAAAGCAATTGCATCTGTTCCTTGACTAGTATAACCCGCTAGATACCCTTGAGCAATGGCATAGTTTCCTTGATTAGTATTACCCGCTTGAAACCCTTGAGCAATTGCAGAAGTTCCTTGACCAGTATAACCCGCTTCTCTACCCAAAGCAATTGCGTATGTTCCTTGACTAGTATAACCCGCTTGATACCCTTGAGCAATTGCATTTTCTCCTTGACCAGTATAACCCGCTTGAAACCCTTGAGCAATTGCATATGCTCCTTGACTAGTTCGACCCGCTTGATCCCCTAGAGCAATTGCTCTTTCTCCTTGACTAGTTTGACCCGCAACGAGACCCAAAGCAATTGCATTCGAACCTTGACTAGAATAACCCGCTTCATACCCTTGAGCAATTGCATATGTTCCTTGACTAGTTTGACCCGCTTTATACCCTTGAGCAATTGCATTCGAACCTTGACTAGTTTGACCCGCTAGAAACCCTTGAGCAATTGCATATGCTCCTTGACCAGTAAAACCCGCTTTTTGACCCAAAGCAATTGCATTCGAACCTTGACCAGTATAACCCGCTTGATACCCTTGAGCAATTGCAAAGTTTCCTTGACTAGTATAACCCGCTTCTCTACCCAAAGCAATTGCATTTTCTCCTTGACTAGTTTGACCCGCTTGATACCCTTGAGCAATTGCATATGATCCTTGACTTGTTCTACCCGCTTGTCTACCCAAAGCAATGGCACTTTGTCCTTGACTAGTTTTACCTGCTTGATACCCTTGAGCAATTGCATCTGCGCCTTGACTAGTTTGACCCGCATATTGACCAAAAGCAATTGCATAGTTTCCTTGACTCGTTTCACCCGCACTTTGACCCAGAGCAATTGCATTCGAACCTTGACTAGAATAACCCGCTTCATACCCTTGAGCAATTGCATATGTTCCTTGACTAGTTTGACCCGCTTGTCTACCCAAAGCAATTGCGTATGTTCCTTGACTAGTATAACCCGCTTCATACCCTTGAGCAATTGCATGTCCGCCTTGACTAGTTTGACCCGCATATTGACCTAAAGCAATTGCAGATCCCCCTTGACCATCATAACCCGCTTGATACCCTTGAGCAATTGCGTATGTTCCTTGACCAGTATAACCCGCTTGATACCCTTGAGCAATTGCTATAACTCCTTGACCAGTATAACCCGCTTGATATCCTTGAGCAATTGCGTATGTTCCTTGACTAGTATAACCCGCTTGAAATCCTTGAGCAATTGCGTTTGGTCCTTGACCAGTAAAACCCGCAGATTGACCCAAAGCAATTGCATAATTTCCTTGACTAGTAAAACCCGCAGATTGACCCAAAGCAATTGCATATGTTCCTTGACTAGTTTTACCTGCTTGATCCCCTTGAGCGATTGCATAGTTTCCTTGATTAGAATAACCCGCTCGATACCCTTGAGCAATTGCATTTTCTCCTTGATTAGTATTACCCGCTTGTCTACCCAAAGCAATTGCATCTGGTCCTTGACTAGTTTTACCCGCTTGATACCCTTGAGCAATTGCTCTTTCTCCTTGACTAGTATTACCCGCTTGATACCCTTGAGCAATCGCAGATTCACCTTGACTTGTATAACCCGCTTGATACCCTTGAGCAATCGCAGATTCACCTTGACTTGTGTTACCCGCTTGATCCCCTAGAGCAATTGCTCTTTCTCCTTGACTAGAATAACCCGCTTTATACCCTTGAGCAATTGCTCCTGTTCCTTGACTAGTTTGACCCGCTTCTCTACCCAAAGCAATTGTATCTGTTCCTTGACTAGTTTGACCCGCATATCGACCCAAAGCAATTGCTCCTGTTCCTTGACTAGTAAAACCCGCAGATTGACCCAAAGCAATTGTATCTGTTCCTTGACTAGTTTGACCCGCATATCGACCCAAAGCAATTGCGTTTGATCCTTGACTAGTTTGACCCGCTTCTCTACCCAAAGCAATTGTATCTGTTCCTTGACTAGTTTGACCCGCATATCGACCCAAAGCAATTGCATATGTTCCTTGACTAGTAAAACCCGAAGATTGACCCAAAGCAATTGCATATGTTCCTTGAATAGTTTGACCCGCAGATTGACCCAAAGCAATTGCGTTTGATCCTTGACTAGTTAGACCCGCAGATTGGCCCAAAGCAATTGCGTTTGATCCTTGACTATTTAGACCCGCAGATTGGCCCAAAGCAATTGCGTATGTTCCTTGACTAGTATAACCCGCTTGATACCCTTGAGCAATTGCGTGTCCGCCTTGACTAGTTTGACCCGCATATTGACCCAAAGCAATTGCAGATCCCCCTTGACCATCATAACCTGCTTGATACCCTTGAGCAATTGCGTATGTTCCTTGACCAGTATAACCCGCTTGATACCCTTGAGCAATTGCTATAACTCCTTGACCAGTATAACCCGCTTGATATCCTTGAGCAATTGCGTATGTTCCTTGACTAGTATAACCCGCTCGATACCCTTGAGCAATTGCATATGCTCCTTGACTTGTTCTACCCGCTTGTCTACCCAAAGCAATGGCACTTTGTCCTTGACTAGTTTTACCTGCTTGAAACCCTTGAGCAATTGCATCTGCGCCTTGACTAGTTTGACCCGCATATTGACCAAAAGCAATTGCGTCTTGTCCTTGACCATCATAACCAGCTTGATACCCTTGAGCAATTGCATAGTTTCCTTGATTAGTATTACCCGCTTTTTGACCCAAAGCAATTGCATTCGAACCTTGACCAGTATAACCCGCTTGATACCCTTGAGCAATTGCAAAGTTTCCTTGACTAGTATAACCCGCTTGTCTACCCAAAGCAATTGCATTTTCTCCTTGACTAGTTTGACCCGCTTGTCTACCCAAAGCAATTGCATATGTTCCTTGACTAGTATAACCCGCTTGATACCCTTGAGCAATTGCATCTGCGCCTTGACTAGTTTGACCCGCATATCCACCCAAAGCAATTGCGTCTTGTCCTTGACCATCATAACCAGCTTGAAACCCTTGAGCAATTGCATAGTGTCCTTGATTAGTATTACCCGCTTTTTGACCCAAAGCAATTGCATTCGAACCTTGACCAGTATAACCCGCTTGTCTACCCAAAGCAATTGCATATGCTGATTGACTAGAATAACCCGCTTCACTACCCAAAGCAATTGCATTTATACCTTGACCAGTATAACCCGCTTGATGCCCTTGAGCAATTGCTCTAATTCCTTGATTAGAATAACCCGCTTGATACCCTTGAGCAATTGCAGATTCACCTTGACTTGTTTGACCCGCGTCTTTACCCAAAGCAATCGCTCTAGTTCCTTGACTTGTTTGACCCGCTTGAAACCCTTGAGCAATTGCAGAAATTCCTTGACCATCATAACCCGCTTGATACCCTTGAGCAATCGCAGATTCTCCTTGACCAGTATAACCCGCTTCACTACCCAAAGCAATTGCATCTATACCTTGACCATCATAACCAGCTTCTCTACCTAAAGCAATTGCATAATTTCCTTGACCAGTAAAACCAGCTTGATACCCTTGAGCAATTGCAATCGAGCCTTGACCATCATAACCAGCTTGATACCCTTGAGCTATTGCATTCGAACCTTGACCAGTAAAACCCGCTTGATACCCTTGAGCAATTGCATATGTTCCTTGACCAGTATAACCCGCTTGATACCCTTGAGCGATTGTATATGCTCCTTGACTAGTTTTACCCGCTTCTTGACCCAAAGCAATTGCACTTGTTCCTTGGCCACTTTTACCCGCTAGATACCCTTGAGCGATTGCATAGTTTCCTTGACTAGAATAACCCGCATTATACCCTTGAGCAATTGCATTAGAACCTTGACTAACAAAACCCGCTCCTTCACCCAAAGCGGTTGCATAGTTTCCTTGACTAGAATAACCCGCATATCTACCCAAAGCAATTGTATATGTCCCTTGACTAGTATAACCCGCTTGTCTACCCAAAGCAATTGCATAGTTTCCTTGACTAGAATAACCCGCTTGATACCCTTGAGCGATTGCATATGTTCCTTGACCAGTATAACCCGCTTGATACCCTTGAGCAATTGCATATATTCCTTGATCATCATAACCCGCGTCCCAACCCAATGCAACTGCACCTGTGCCTTGATTGTTTCCACCCGCGAACCAACCCATTGCGACTGCAGCTGCACTTTGATTTGTCGCACCAGCCCAATGGCCAACTGCTACAGACCGACCTCGTTGATATGTTTGTCCTGCAAATTTACCAATTGCAACTGCACTTTGTTCTTGACCGGTCGATCCGGCCTCTTCACCAATGGCTATGGCTCCAGACATTTGACCAGTGCCTCCAGTGCCTACAAATGCACCTGCATGGTACCCAATTGCAACAGAAGCCGGTTGTTGATCTTGATACCCCGCTTGATTACCAATGGCGACCGAAAAATATGCACTTTCTGGCGAAGACAATGCTCCTGCATTTTTTCCAATATGGACCGGGTCAGAACCAACCGACCACGAGCTTGAACCTGTATTCCAATAAATATAATCGCTATAGTTTGTGCCTTCTGCCGAAATGAAACCGGTGGGTCCAGTATTTCCAGTGTCGCCAGTGGGTCCAGTAGGTCCAGTGGGTCCAGTATCTCCGGTAGGTCCAGTGTCGCCAGTGGGTCCAGTATCTCCGGTAGGTCCAGTGTCTCCAGTAGGTCCAGTGTCTCCAGTAGGTCCAGTATCTCCGGTAGGTCCAGTGTCTCCAGTAGGACCTTGCTCACCCGTAGGACCAGTTGCACCTGTATCCGCATCTTGTCCGGCCTCACCCGTATAACCAGTAGGACCCTGCTCCCCGGTAGGACCAGTTGCACCTGTATCCGCATCTTGTCCTGCATCACCGGTGTAACCAGTGGGACCCTGCTCCCCGGTAGGACCAGTTGCGCCTGTATCCGCATCTTGTCCGGCCTCACCCGTATAACCAGTAGGACCCTGCTCCCCGGTAGGACCAGTTGCACCTGTATCCGCATCTTGTCCTGCCTCACCAGTGTAACCAGTAGGACCCTGCTCACCCGTAGGACCAGTTGCACCTGTATCCGCATCTTGTCCGGCCTCACCCGTATAACCAGTAGGACCCTGCTCCCCGGTAGGACCAGTTGCGCCTGTATCCGCGTCTTGTCCGGCCTCACCAGTGTAACCAGTGGGACCCTGCTCCCCGGTAGGACCAGTTGCGCCTGTATCCGCATCTTGTCCGGCCTCACCCGTATAACCAGTAGGACCCTGTTCCCCGGTAGGACCAGTTGCACCTGTATCCGCATCTTGTCCTGCCTCACCGGTGTAACCGGTGGGACCTTGTTCGCCAGTAGGACCTTGTTCGCCAGTAGGACCAGTTGCACCTGTATCCGCGTCTTGTCCGGCCTCGCCAGTGTAACCAGTAGGACCCTGCTCCCCGGTAGGACCAGTTGCACCTGTATCCGCATCTTGTCCTGCCTCACCAGTGTAACCAGTAGGACCTTGCTCACCCGTAGGACCAGTTGCACCTGTATCCGCGTCTTGTCCGGCCTCGCCAGTATAACCAGTGGGACCTTGTTCGCCAGTAGGACCAGTTGCACCTGTATCCGCATCTTGTCCTGCCTCACCAGTGTAACCAGTAGGACCCTGCTCCCCGGTAGGACCAGTTGCACCTGTATCCGCATCTTGTCCTGCCTCACCAGTGTAACCAGTAGGACCTTGCTCACCGGTAGGACCAGTTGCACCTGTATCCGCATCTTGTCCTGCCTCGCCAGTATAACCAGTGGGACCTTGTTCGCCAGTAGGACCTTGCTCACCCGTAGGACCAGTTGCACCTGTATCCGCATCTTGTCCTG